TCCACTAAGACTTTTTATATTTGTAATATTATCAGCATTTTTAGTAATTTGATTCACTATTTTTGGAGCATTAAAAGATCCTTGCTGTGATAATATTTGTTTGCTGGTAAGTGGAGCTGGTCTTGTATCAAAGAATGATGATGGTTGAACTGTGAAGATTGATTCAGGATCAATAGAACGAAATCTTGGGCCACCCAAAAATGGTGCTTGTTTTACATTACCTGTTACATTACCACCACTTACATTTACAGAACCAGTAGATTCCGGAGAAAATCTTTTAGTTTTTAATGGATTTGTTCCCTCAAGTTCTTTTGGAACTTTACTTTTTACAACATCTGGATCAAGTCCAAGTCTTCTCGCAATATCTGCGTCATCTGTTACAACATCAGACTGTTTGAAACGTCCCCTTTGAGTTTTTGATGCTCGTAGTTCTGTTCTTTTTAATTCTAAATCCGCTATAATTCTCTTTCTTCTAAAATCAAATACTTCTTCAGTAATAAGACCATTTTGTAGATTAGTTAAATTTTCTCTTGCTGCTATTCTTAGTAATTTTATGTCATCTATTATCACTTCAGGTGAGTCAAATCTTACTCTTCCTGCATCACTATCATCCAAACCTAAATCTTTTTCAAAAACTTTTTTTGGACTTACAACTATATCTTTAGATTTAATTTTTATGGGTTTAGTTTCCTTTCTTAGATCTGTTATTACTACTTTCGTAGGAACTTTCTTTTTTCCTATCTTTCTTATTTTGTCAGCTAATCCCCTTCTTATTTTTAATTTAGATTCTGGAACTGCATTAAAAATACCAACAAGTATAGCAGCGGAAACAAAATTCTTAAATGTGAAAAGAAAAGCATTAGAAACTTTAATTGCTGCAGATCCAGCAGGCCCAAAAGATGCCACAGATTTTTGTAAATTATCAAATTGATTAGATACTTTTGCAATACCTATTCCAAGTGCAATCCCTCCACTTATTAAAATAGTTGCAGCTTTTGCAGCACCAATTATCAGTCCTGCATTTTTTGCAAGTGAAACACCAGCAGCACCTATTAATGCCGAACCAACTAATGATGCACCACCACCATCTTTTGGATCTTTTGGTTTTCTTTTTCTTTGACCCTCACTATCCAGATCATCTTTATCTTCATCTTCCTTTTCTAAACTCAATTCTCGCTGAGTTCTTTTGATTCTTTCCTCTTCTTGCCTTCTGATTCCCTCTCTTACTTTTGATAATAATAATTTTTGTTTTAATAAACTGTCAATTAATATCAATTTACGTTCTATCAACGCAACCTTTTTAACACTACCTTTTGATAGTGTTATCGTTCCTCTATTTGGTAATAATTTACTAGAGTCTATCATGCTACAGTCGTTGCACTAAGAACTGATGTTTTATTTGGATCTGCTCCAAGTAAAGTTATTTGAGGAACATTTAAATTACTCTTCTTTGGATTAATTGAATTACCAGAGTTCTGAATATTTGCTGTAGTGATTGTCTCTGAAGCAACAGAGTTATCTACACTAAAGTCTAATGGGCCAATCTCTGGCATCATTCCACCATTTGCCATTCTTATATTAGGAACTGATCCACCATTTCCTAATGCTATATTAGTTCCACCTACATTTAACATTGGAACATTTGTTCCACCGCCCATAGCATTCATTGCTGCAAGAGTTCCAGATCCAAATTTTTCAACTGCACCTTTACTCATCACAAATTCTCCGGGTGTTAGCATTGAAGGAACGCTATCACTGTTACCACTTCCCGGAATTTTACCACCACCTGATAATCCAAGTGAAGTTGAAAAGTCTCGATTATCCTGTTTAATGTTTACGTTATTGTTTTGACCACTTGATGTCGTGGATGATCTTTTTCCAAATACATTTGATCTTGGTAAAAATTCATTTTCAACATTTTTACCTTCACCACCCTTTAAAACATTATCTAACATCATGAACCCACCAGTTGCCAAAGTAAGTCCACCAGCAACCGCAAGAGGATTTGCTTTAACCATTGCAACTAATCCAGCAAGCATCGCGGGAATAGCTGCGAGTTTCATAAAGGCAATCATCCCTGCTGCAACTGCACTTATTGTTGCTAGAGTTCCAATAATTGTCGGCAAATTTCTACCCAAGAATGTTAAAAAAGTTGATATGGTATCCGGATCATATCTACCAATAAAATCTAATATACCAATTGCGACTCTACCGAAAATTAACTCTTTAAAAAATCCAAAAATTTGACTGAATAGACCTTGTATTGGTTTTGCTATCGTATCTACGACACCCGTAAACACTCCAAAAGGTTTTTTCTTTTCTAATAAGTTTTCTCTTTTTTTTCTTTTCTGTCTTTCTGTTTTTTGTCTTTCAAATTTAAGTATATCTAAATCTAATTTTTCTTGTCTCTTTAAAGTATCTGCAATTGAAACAACAAGTCTAGTCATCGTTGTTATCTTTTTATCTACACCCAATAGTGAGGTTGAACTTATCTTCGTAGTCTTTGGTTCTGGTCTACCCACCAATTTTTCAGCAGAAATATTTGTCCTAATCCCACTAATGGGTTTAGATCCTCTCATCTTATTGAGAAAATTTTCATATACTGGTGAATTTTCATCCATTAGATGCTTTACGTTGTTGTTCCTTTAACTTTTCCTCTTCCAAATGTGCTTGTAGAAGACCAACATAGATGTCTCGCTCCCAAGGAATCATATTTTCAATCTCTGTCAAACTATATTTATGGTATTGCATCATAGAAAAATTAAGTCGATAATAATTTTCCAGATCCATGTGAACCATACTTAGCCGAAAAAAGATGCTAAACCCTCAAGTAGAATGTCATTCTTTACTTTGGTTTTTGGATTTGTTACTGTTAATGTATGAGATAACTTTGGCATTGTCTCAAAGAACTTTTCAATTTTTTTAAATTGTGCGGAGTTCATAGATTCAAGAAAGTCTTTTACTTCTTTCTTTGTGCAATCGGCAGCAATCCAAACTTCTTCTTCACTATAAATTTTATCAATACATGATGAAACTAAATCAAATGATTGATCCATCGCACTTCTTTCAAGATCACTTGCATCAAAATTACTTTTAATAAATTCATTCAAAGATGGATATTTCAATTCCATCATGAGATTTTTATCAAGTTTTACCTTTGTAGAATGATCTTCAGATTTTATAACCTTTATATCATCTAAATTAACTGTTGCCGTAACCTCAGTTTTATTATCATCAGGACATATGATCTTAATATCAATATCCTCTCCAACAGATTTGCCTCTGATATTTAAAAATAGATATTCGATATCAAAAGTCGGTAACTCTTCAACCTTAATACCTTTTGTCAAGATACATGCTTTAATTACTGCTTTAATAGCAGTGGTTATTTGTTTTATATCCTGGCTTTCAAGGGCAATAACAAGTAACTTCTCCTCTTTAACTAAGAAGGGTCGATACTCTATTGTTTTTTCTGTTGATGGAAGTTCAAGTTCATATGATGGGGTTGCAATTTTTGGTAAAGGCATAATATCCTAGACAATTCAGTAAGTTTATTTAGTAGGTTAAGTGAAGACATTTAAAAATGCCTGAACATTAGCAGCAGCTTGTGCGATTGGATCAAGTGCATCAAGAAGAGTTCGTGATCTCCCACTATCAAGAAAGTATCTAGTGTATGCCATTGACACAGTTACTTTGAGAAGTTGTGATGCATCATATGACACAGGCATAGAATTTATTGCAAGAGGAAACACATTCACAAATTGATAAGTTAACGGTTTCACACTTCTACGAGAGTTGATATTTTTTTCAAACTTTGTGATTTCCAATGATCCCTTGTATGAATTAGGAAACTTTACTCGATATGAAAAACTTGGATCTTTTGCATTAACAAACGCACCTTCAATTCTTTCATTTGTAATGTAGTTCATCCACGCTTCAAAATATCTTATAGGGAGATATTGATCAGCGTCTGTGTAGAAAGTTAATTGTATTGCATCATCATACAAACGACGATATGCATGTCTCTCTCGAACACCCGGAAAATCATGAATTAATTCTGAGGTTGCTAATCGAGATCCCGGAAGTGATGCATCAGAACATGATATATTTAATTGATCTTGATTGAAATTTAAACCTGTCTCTGCTAAAAAACGATTGAAAGTGCCATCACCAGATGGACTTCCAACATTCACTTGAAAATGAGAGGTGGTAGCAGGATTCAGGAGTTTTGATTTTATCTCTGCGAGTGATCTTCTTTGTGGTTGGATGGCAGCCATATATAAATATAGATTGACCTTGTATATTATGTAGGCAAGTTATGGGAGAGAGTATAAAAAGTAAATATGTTCCTGTATATCCTAGTAAATATCAGGGAAATGCTAATACAATTATATGCAGAAGTAGTTGGGAAAGAAAGTTTTGTCAATGGTGTGATATGAATAATAGTATTGTATCATGGGCATCAGAAGAATTCAGCATACCATATGTTTCACCAAAGGATAATCGTGTTCACAAATACTATCCAGATTATTTAATTAAAGTCAAAGAAAAAGATAAGAAGATAAAAACATATGTGGTAGAAGTTAAACCATTAAAGCAAACGATGCCTCCTAAACCCAGAAAAAGAAAAACTAAATCATACATAACTGAATGTGTTACTTACGCTATAAATCAAGCAAAGTGGAAAGCTGCAAAAGAGTTTTGTGAAGATCATCGTATCGAATTTAAAGTTGTAACAGAGAAAGAACTCGGAATCAGATGAGCAGGTTTGAAGGAAAAAATATAAACAATCCAACTAATGATCAAGAAGATATGATGCTTGAGATTATGGAGATATTAAGTAGCACCGTGACACCAGTTCCTGATGTTGGTGGTTTCTATACCTTTGTTTATAATCCTAAGACTCCAAACATAACATATGATCAACATCCACTTATTGCATGCACTGATATATTTCAATGGGGGTTCCGTGGATTGAATTTTCATTGGAGAAAGTATCGTAATTATACATGGGATGAACTTGCAGGGCAATTATATATTGTGAATTCAGATGAACTTGATGACCTTCTCAAAATACCATATGAGAAGTTTCGTCTAAATAACTAAAAAGGTCGATATGTCATCCGTAAAAGATCTACAAGGAAATATAAAAGAGTCTACTTCAAAGTCATTTAAAGTAGGACAATATTATTATGCAGCAGAGGCAAAAAAAATTGGTGTTACCGAAAGTGGATTAAATAAGTATAATTATAATTTAATACAATATGATAACTCTAAGTTAGAAAATCCAAAAGCTATTGGATTTTTAAATAAAAATTTTAACACATTAAATTATTTCCCATCAGTTCAAAATCTATTTGCTGTAAGAGATAGACAGGGATTTCAAAAGGGATTGATCGATAAACAATTTAAAAACGCAATAAAGACATTAGAAATAACTAAAACCAATATAAAAATTGATAATGATGTATCAACATCAATAGAAAAAACTATTGAGAGAGAAAAAATAAGAACTGGAACAAGACAATCATATGAAAATTTAGTATACCCAACGACTTTAAGAAGAAGTGACAATGATAGATTAAAAATAAGTATCTTACCACCATTAGAGAGTGAAAGTGAAAGAAAAGGTAATAAAGGTAAAGCAATTGGTTCAGTTACTCTTCCACCACCCGGAAAGATTACTGATAATAATAAAGTTGATTTTAAAAGTGGAACTTTAAATCCATTAGAACTTGCTCTCGCTGAGGCTGGATTAGGACTTCTTTTAGATGACAACCCAGAAGCTCTTCAAAACGCAACAAAACAATTTTTGGATGGAACTAATGATTTAAAGACAGTTGTATCTGGTTTGTTTGTAGGTAAAGCAATTAACAAAAGTGCTGATGCGATTCTTTCTAGAGAAGCAGGAGCAATAATTAATCCCAACATGCAATTACTTTTTAATGGGCCCACACTTCGTCCATTTAATTTTAATTACAAAATGAGTCCAAGAGATCGTGGTGAAAGTGTTCAGGTGCAAAAGATAATAAGAATGTTCAAACAATCAAGTGCAGTTCAAAGAACAGAAACAAATTTTTTCCTACGTTCACCTAATCGATACAGACTTGAATTTAAAACTCGTGGTGATAGTGATCATAGATTTTTACCTAAAATAAAAACTTGTTCTCTTCTTGGATTTGGTGTGGACTACACTCCTGAAAACTCATACATGAGTTATGAAAATAGTTCGATGGTTTCATATAATCTTACCTTCGCATTTCAAGAGATCGAACCAGTCTTTAATGATCAATACAGTCAGTTCGACGATTTAGATATAGGTTTCTAACATGTCAAATAGTTATTTTCGCAACATACCAAATTTTGATTACATTACTCGTGGTGAAAAGAATAAAAGTGATGGGGATTATGTTAAGGTAAAAAACTTTTTTAAAAAAGGAAAGTTAAGAGAGGATATATTTCAGGAAGTTACTTTCTTTACTAAGTATACAATTAAAGGAGATGATCGTCCAGATAATGTTGCTAAAGAAGTATATAATGATTCCAATTTAGATTGGGTCGTATTACTTTCAAATAATATTATTGATATACAAAATGAGTGGCCAATGTCACAAATTAATTTTAATTCATATGTAACAGAGAAGTATGAAAATGAGACAAATTTGTATTCAGGAATCCATCATTATGAAGCGAATGAAGTAAAGACTTCAAGAGATGTTATTATCATACCATCAGGAACAAGAGTAGG